TAACAAACTGAAAGACCTAGATAAAGAGGTCAAATAGTAGTAGAATTAAGCATCATTAACTAACTACTTGGTTAAATATGCAAATAAAAGAAGTCGCTGTAGATAAGCTAATACCTTACGCAAAGAACAGCAGAACCCATAGCCCTGAACAAGTAGGGCAAATTGCCGCCAGCATTAAAGAATTTGGCTTTAGAAACCCTATATTGGTAGACGGGGTTGGCATTATTGCTGGGCATGGCAGATTAATGGCCGCCCAAAAGCTAGGTTTAGACAAAGTACCCACCATTGATTGCTCAGATATGACTGAAAGCCAAAAAAAGGCTTACATCATTGCTGACAATAAGCTGGCTATGAATGCAGGGTGGGACACGGCAATGCTATTTATTGAAATCAAAGACCTAGAAGATGAAGGTTTTGACCTTGCATTACTTGGGTTTGACGATAAAGAATTAAACGCATTGCTTGAGCCTAAGGTATCGGAAGGGCTGACAGACGAAGATGCTGTGCCTGAATTGCCCGAAGAGCCAAAAACAAGGGTGGGCGACATATACATTCTTGGAAATCATAGGCTTATGTGCGGTGACAGCACAATGCTGCATGATGTTGAAAAGTTAATGATTGGGGTTTACCCTGATTTAATACATACAGACCCTCCATATGGCATGAACGCTGTAAGCAAATCATCGGTGTTAAAGGCAAACTACGGTACAGACATTATGGGTGACGATAATCCTGATGTGGCTAAAGATGCGTTTAATCTGATTTATGGCTTATATCCTGATGCCAAACAAATATGGTGGGGCGCAAATTATTACTGTTCCGTATTGCCTGACAGCGAATGTTGGTTGGTATGGGATAAAAACAATGGTCAATCAGACCAAACTGATTGTGAACTGGCGTGGGCAAATTTTAGAAGCGTTGTGCGTCAATTTACCCAAGCATCGGAAAAGACCAATCGAGTACATCCAACCCAAAAGCCTGTATCTTTGATGGAATGGATAATCAAACGCTTTAATTTGTCATCCAAGACAATTGCCGATTATTTTGGTGGGTCAGGATCAACCTTAATTGCTGCCGAAAAGAATGGTTTACAGGCATTTATTATGGAATTTGACCCCAAATTTTGCGATGTAATCGTTAAGCGTTGGGAAGATTTTACTGGTAAACAAGCTGTTTTAGCGGAGTTATAAAAATGGCTGAAAAAGGCAGACCCCCACACAAACCTACAAAAGACACCCAAGAACAGGTTAAACGCCTTTCTGCGTTGGGTTGCCCCCATGAGGACATAGCAACAAGGCTAAAGATTAGTGCTGATACGCTGGTTAAGTATTACAAAGATGAGTTAGATGAAGGGCGTATTGATGCAAATGCTGCCATTGCTGGCACATTGTTTAGCCAAGCCAAAAAGGGTAATACGGCTGCCGCTATATTTTGGCTAAAAACACGGGCTAGATGGAAAGAAACCCAAGTAAACGAGGTTACGGGTAGCAACGGTGGTGATCTAAGAATCTCATGGGCAGATGAGTAGCCCTATAAAGCTAAAATACCGCCCTAGAAGCGTTTTTGAGGACTACCACAGCCGTAAGGAACGTTGGGCAGTAATCGTGGCTCACAGGCGTTGTGGCAAGACCGTAGCGTGTATCAATGACCTTATCGTTAAAGCCCTGCTGGAAAACAAGCCACACGCCCAATACGCTTACATTGCCCCGTTTTATAGTCAGGCTAAATCAGTTGCTTGGCGATACCTTGAGCGATTTTCCGAGCCAGTCATGACCAAATCCAACCAGTCAGAGTTATGGGTGGAATTGATTAATGGCGCACGGATTAGGCTATTTGGTGCTGATAACCCTGACGCACTTCGTGGGAATTTTTTGGATGGCGTAGTTCTTGACGAAATGGCCGATATGAAACCGTCATTATGGGGTGAGATTATAAGGCCATTATTAGCAGACAGGCTTGGCTGGGCTACCTTTATTGGCACACCCAAGGGCCATAACGCCTTTTATGACATATATAACGAAGCCACTAAAAAGCCTAATTGGTATGTAAAAGTGTTACGAGCAGATCAAACAAACCTGTTGCCGCAGTCTGAATTAGACGATGCCAAGGCTTCAATGTCAGACAACCAATACGAGCAAGAGTTCTTATGTAGCTTTGAAGCTGCCATTATTGGGGCGTTTTATGGTCAGGAAATGCGTAGAATCACGGACTTAGAGCGTATTACCACCATAGACTATGACCCCATGTTCCCCTGCCATACGGTTTGGGACTTGGGGTACAACGATTCCACAGCTATCATTTGGTTTCAGACGGTATATGGAGAGATAAGAATACTGGATCACCACTCCAGCAATGGTCAGCCCATCTCTTATTACACAGGTTTACTTGCCCAAAAAGAAGATGAGTTTGGGTACAAATATGGCACTCATTGGCTACCCCATGACGCTAGGGCAAAAACACTAGCAAGCGGTGGTAAGAGCATAATTGAGCAAATATCTGCAAAAATTGACATAAAACATCTAAAAATCGTACCAAATCTGTCAATTCAAGACGGAATACAAGCAACACGACTTGCATTAACTCGCACTTGGTTTGATAATAGATGTGAAGAATTAATCGAATGTTTGCGTCAATACCAAAGAGAATGGGATGATGATAAAAAAGTATTTAGAGATCGCCCGAAGCACGATTGGACATCGCACTCTAGCGATGCAATGCGGTATCTTTCAATTGTTTGGAAAGATGAGGACAGCCCTATCTTGTCGGATTCAAGAGTTAAAGGCCTTCATGTCGGGCAAACGGATGTAACGCTCAATGAATTGTGGAAACAAACCCCCAAAGTAATCAACAGGAGAATTTAAATGACAACAGCAGCCGCAACATTTGCACTACCCTACGAGCATGTAGCAGCTTCACAAACAGCCCAAGTATTAGGCACAACTGGCGCAACTGGCGATTATTTACACCGTTTAGTTATTACTGTATCCGCTACAGCTACTTCTACTGTAAGCCTGTTAGACAATACTACATCCCATGTATTAGTAGCCGCCAATACTGCAATCGGTGTTTATTCCATTGAAATAAATACTTTTTCTAAAAATGGTGCTTGGAAAGTAACTACTGGCGCAGGTGCAGAAGTTATAGCAATGGGTAACTTTACCTAGGAATAGACATGGATCATACATACGAAGATTGGTATAACTGTATTGCCCAGTACGAGCGTACATTTAAGGAATGGGAAGGCAGAGCCGATAAGATCGTTAAGCGTTACCGTGACGAATCCCGTAGCCGTAACAACCCACAAGCTAAGTTCAATATCCTATGGAGTAATGTACAAACCATTACCCCTGCGGTATTTGCAAGACTACCAAGACCCGATGTAAGCCGTAGATTCCGTGATAACGACCCAATTGGTCGTGTCGCTTCTATGATGTTAGAGCGGGCATTAGAGTACGAAATTGAGCATTATCAAGACTATGCCAGCGCAATGAAGCAGGCTGTTCAAGACCGTTTACTTGGTGGGCGTGGTACGGCATGGGTGCGTTATGAGCCACACATTGTCGGTCAAGCTGCTGGAATGGGCGAAGGTGCGCCCGATGATGGCTTCCAAGTAACCGAAGATGCAGATGAAGCTGAAACCGAAGGCGGCATTTACCGTGAGGATCAAGAGCGCATTGAGTATGAGTGCGCTCCTGTTGATTATGTGTATTGGCGTGACTTTGGACTTACCGTTGCCCGTACATGGGAAGAAGTAACCGCAGTATGGCGCAAAGTCTATATGGAACGACCTGCCCTTGTTGAACGCTTTGGCGAGGAGCTAGGCGGTAAGATTCCGCTAGACACCAAGCCTGAAACATCCAAGTCATTTAACGAAAAGATGGGCGAAGGATCACGGGAAGCCCTGATCTATGAAATTTGGGATAAAGCTACAGGTCAAGTCATTTGGCTATCCAAGTCAATGGGTAAGATTCTTGATACCCGTGACGATCCATTGCAGCTTGAGAACTTTTGGCCTTGCCCAAAACCCATGTTCTCCACCCTTACAACAGACAGCCTAATCCCTGTACCTGACTTTGTTCTGTATCAAGACCAAGCAAGACAGTTAGATACGCTGGCAGACCGTATTGATGGTTTCATCCAAGCACTTAAAGTACGGGGTGTATACGATGCTTCTGAGCCATCCCTTGCTCGTTTGTTTACTGAAGGCGAGAACAATGCATTGCTGCCAGTCAAGAACTATGCGGCATTTAGCGAAAAAGGTGGAATGGCTGGGGCTATTAACCTTGTAGACATTCGCCCAATTGCTGAAGGCTTAAACATGGCTTATCAGGCTATGGAGCAGGTCAAAGGGCAGATTTACGAAATCATGGGCATTGCTGATATTCAGCGTGGACAGACCGATCCTAGCGAAACCCTTGGCGCACAAATTATTAAGTCGAACAATGCGTCAGGTCGTTTAAAGACGATGCAACACGATGTTGTGAACTTTGCTACCGCCTTATTGCAGATTAAAGCACAGATTATTTGCCAGCATTTTACCGATGACACCATTGTTAAGATTAGCGGTGCAATGCAATTATCTCCGCAAGATCAAGCACTTATCCCCCAAGCATTGATGCTTTTGAAAGATGAGCCAGCTAAAAACTTCCGTATTGAAGTAACTAGCGATTCCATGATCTATCAGGATGAACAACAAGAAAAGCAAGATCGTGTTGAGTTCTTAACCGCAGTAAGCCAGTTTATGCAAACAGCCCTGCCAGTAGCACAAGGCGTACCTGAACTTACCCCATTGCTTATGGAAATGCTCAAGTTTGGCGTAACCGCATTTAAGGCTGGTAAAGGCTTAGAAGGGTTAATTGACGAAACCGCAGACCAGTTTAGACAGCAAGCCGAACAAATGAAGGGTCAACCAAAGCCACCATCACCTGAACAGCAGAAGATGGATATGACAATGCAGATCGAGCAATCCAAGATTCAGGCTAAACAAGCTGAAATGCAAATGCAAATGCAGATGGATCAACAAAAGATGCAGATGCAGATGGAACTGGAGAAGGCTAAACAAGAGTACCAAGCCCAAGAGAACCAGCTTAAATTCCAATTAGAAGAACAGCGTAATATGTTGGATCGTGAGATGGAAGTTAAGGTTGCTCAGATGAAGATGCACACCGAGCGCAATACTCAAGTTCTGCTTGCCCACATTAATAACGGGGCTAAGATCGAGGTTGCCCGTATTGGTTCAGACGATTCTGATGGCGCACAGGCTTACATGACTGAGATGGATATGGCTGATTCTATGAAACATCCAATGCAGCCTATTGCTGATGCCATTGCCATGAGTAACCAACAAATGACACTAGCATTAGGTGACTTAGTAAACACCATTAACGAGAACCACAATAGACCGAAGCAGGTAGTTCGGGGTCAAGACGGTAAGATTATCGGGGTACAGTAATGGCTATAACAGTCAAGCATTTAAAGACTTCAGCAATTCCTGATGCTGGAGATGCAACCCTAGTTCAGCCATCGGATTGGAACGCTGACCATACGCTAACGGGAACTGTACCTGTAGCTAACGGTGGTACAGGTGCTTCTACCTTAACTGGTTATGTAAAAGGTAGCGGCACAGCAAATATGACTGCTGCCACTACCATTCCAAATACGGACATTACTGGTTTGGGAACAATGTCTACCCAAAACAGCAATAGCATATCTGTTACTGGTGGTTCAATTAGCGGAACAACGGTATCAGGGTATATACCTACGACAGAAAAAGCAGCAGCATTAGGTGTAGCTACGCTTGACGCTGGTGGCACAGTACCACTTTCACAAATACCTGCAAGCATTCAAGGGGGAGTAAGTTATCAAGGCACATGGAACGCATCGACTAACACGCCTACGCTCACAAATGGAGTTGGTACTAAAGGCTATTACTATGTTGTTAGCGTGGCTGGCAACACTAATCTTGATGGCATTACTTCGTGGAATGTGGGCGATTGGGCTATTTTTAATGGCACGGTTTGGCAAAAAGTAGATAACACCGATGCCGTAACTTCTGTCAACGGATATACAGGTACAGTCGTTTTAACTACTACGGATGTAGCTGAAGGCACAAACCAATACTTTACAACTGCTAGGGCTAGGACTTCTGTAAGCGCAGGCACAGGTATTAGTTATGACAACACTACAGGCGTAGTAACTAACGCTGCACCTGACCAAACAGTTAGCCTGACAGGTGGCACAGGTATATCGACTAGCGGCACATATCCTAACTTTACTATTACCAACACTAGCCCATCTTTGGGCGGTGATGTTGTTGGCCCTGCATCTAGCACAGACAATGCAGTAGCCCGTTTTGACACCACAACAGGTAAATTGCTGCAAAACAGCGTAGTTTTAGTAAGTGATACGGGCGTGGTAACTGGCGTTACAGAATTAACCGCATCCACCAAAGTCGTTAGCCCACATTTTGATGCCCAAAATTCTGCTGGCGGTCAATTAAGAAACGCAAGCGGAACACCACAGCTTCAATGGGGCGGTGGTGGCGGCAACAATGTTAGCGTTGATGTAGCTATAAACTTAAACCCTGCTAATTCACAAGTTGATTTAAGCCCTACTGGTACTGGAACTGTACGAATTAACCCAGCTACGGCTGGAACAATGAATAACATGGTTATTGGCGGCACAACGCCTTTAGCTATTACTGGCACAACCATTACGGCTACTAGCTTTGTTGGTTCAGGCGCAAGTCTTACTAATGTGGTTAATTCTTTAACTGCAAGCACAGGAATCAGCGTATCAGGTTCAACTGGTGCGGTAACTGTTACTAATACTGCCCCTGACCAAACTGTAGCGTTGGCTAGTGGTACAGGCATTAGCGTTACTGGTACTTACCCTAACTTTACTGTTACTAATACTGCCCCATCTAGCGGTGGTACGGTAACAAGCGTTACGGGTACTGCTCCAGTCGTATCGTCAGGCGGCAATACCCCAGCAATTAGCATGGCTGCGGCAACAGGTAGCGTAGACGGGTACTTAACAAGCACAGATTGGACTACCTTTAACGGAAAAGCCCCAGCCGTAACTTATACGACCAACTATATTCCGTATGGTCAAGGCACTACAACACCGAACCAAAACGCTAACTTTACCTTTGATGGCACTACCCAAACTGCGCCAATTCAACGGGCTAGTAACGGTATTATCGTAAATAGCCAGTCTATATCTGCAAGCTACACGATTGCGGCAACCGATAATGCGGTAAGTGTAGGGCCAGTAACCATAGCTTCAGGGCAAACCGTTACAGTTTCTAGTGGGTCACGCTGGGTAGTCCTGTAATGTTTTCAACTGCTTTTCAGGCTAATGCGTTTCAAAATAACGCTTTCCAAGTCTATGTACCACCGCCTTCAGACGGTAGGGTTGGCGGTGATGATGCAAGCTGGACAGAAGAAGATTTAAAACGCTTACGCAAGTTATCTGCAAAGATTGCTGAACGCCAACGCCTATTAGAAAAAGCCACTAAAGATGCTAATGCTTCACGCAAGCAAGCGTTTAAAGATTTAATTGATCCAGTTGCTAAAGTTAAGCAACCTAAAGTACAATACAAACAAGAGGTTAAAGCTGATATACCGTTGGCTGAAACAGAAGAATTACAGCGGTCTATAAGCTACCTTGAACGACAACGGGATAACATCCTTGCGGCAGTAGCTTACAGACATCAGCAATATCTCATTCAAGAGCAATTGCGAGTAATGGAAGCCAAACGCCAAGAGGAACTTGACGATGAGGCAGCATTATTACTACTGATATAAGTGCAGACGCACAATATAAACTAGCTTACGAACACCTACACGCTGGCAGATATGAAGCTGGCTTTAGGGGGTTTGAATACCGTTGGCATCCTGACATTATTGCCAAGCAAGCCCAGCCTTATGCACCTGCTTTAAAAATGCCTGTATGGAGAGGTGAACCCCTAATTGGCAAGTCGATCACCGTACAGATGGAGCAAGGCTTTGGTGACATTATTATGTTTGCCCGTTTTTTACCTGTTTTAAAGGCTTTAGGAGCGTCTAGGGTCGTTGTTTTGCAAGAAGGTACATTGCACCACCTTTTAGGTCAAATCCACGCTGTAGATGTGTTTAGCAACGATTTAACGCAGGGTGCTGCTATTGAATCTGATTATTGGATTGGCTCAATGTCGCTACCGTACTACATTTCGCTACAGCACCCCATAGTCAAGGCAATGTTTCCTGTAACACGCAAGAAAATTGTAGGTTCAGAAGGCTATTTACACGCTATTCCTAGCAATATTCCACCTAAGATCGGGGTAAATTGGGAAGCATCTAAGCAAACCTTGTATTACATCAAATCTATTGCCAATGAACATATGGCTGAAATGGTCGGGGATGACGCTTATAGCCTAAATCCCAATTCTGATGGCTTATTTCACCCACTTCCTAACGATGGTTGGAAGAAAAACTGGGTACAAACCGCATCCCACATGAAAGCAATGAAGGGAATCGTAACCGTTGACACGGGAACAGCCCATCTTGCTGGTGCTTTAGGCGTTAAATGCGTAGTTTTGTTGCCAAAAGAAGAATTTGTATGCTGGCGATGGAAAAATGCCCGTTGGTATGACAGCATTTGCCTACTTAGACCTAGCGAATACGATCAATTACCTGAAATCATAAGGAGAATGTAATGCTTTGCCCAAAATGCGGATATTCCGAAGGAAATCATGTTGAAATTAAGCAAACTGATGAGGAATTTTTCCTAGAATGGTGGACACCTACCATTGGCTTAGAAGCTGCCAAAGCATCGTGGCAGGATAAGGTAGCCATGAAATCTAGGGTAGCCCCTATGGTAATGCCTGACATTGCAGGACACATTAGCATGGCTGACGGTACATGGGTAGGCAGTCGATCCGCACACCGTGAGAACCTAAAGCGTAATAACTGCGTGGAAATAGGCGATGCTGTGCCAATGCAGCAAAAAACCGTTGAATTCAGCCGAAAAGAGCAAGAAGCCCGTAAACGGCAGATTGCTGAGATTGCATACTCCAAACTTTCTTACCGATAGGAACAACCATGTCAGATGACCGCAGAGAATTACTTGAAGCCGCTTTAGACCAAGCCGAAGAAGGCACACTTGAAACCCCTGTTGAAAAGGAGATTGAAGTAAATGACGATCCAATCCAAGCCGAAAACGCCAGCGAAGAAGGTAGCGTTGAAGAAAGCAACGACCGTGACGAAAAAGGTCGTTTCAAGAGCCAAGAAGCCAGTTCCAGTCAAGATTCCGTTGAAGAATCTGACATGGTGGGACAAGATAGTAATGTTTCTGACGAGGAAATAAAACGCCCTACTACTTGGAAAAAAGAGTATGTCGATGTTTGGAACAAGATGCAGGAAGGCAAGCCGCTAGATAAAGCGGAGTTTGCTAAGTTTGCTGAATATGCCAACCAGCGTGAATCTGAGTACAAAAAGGGCGTTTCTGCCTATAAAGCCGAAGCCGACAACGCACGGCAGCTTACAGAAGCAATTGGTCAATTTGCACCTGAATTACAGGCACAAAACATTCACCCCGTAGCTTGGATTAATAATCTAGGTCGGGCGCACATGATTTTGACTAAAGCACCCTACCAAGAGAAGGTGCAGATGTTCCATAGACTTGCAGCAGATTATGGAATACAATTAAATTCAGATAGCTTACAAATGCCTGAACAGGCGTATGTAGACCCGTATCAACAACAG